TAGAAAAATCAGTATTGCTAGTTACTGTAGTATTAGCTGGGATTAGAAGTGAATATGATAAATTTGGGGAACCTCCTACAGATGGGATTAGTTGATAAATATCAACATTTGTAGTTGAAGCATATGATGATTTAGGTCTATACCCAAATGAATAAGCTAAATTATATAAACTTTCTTTTTCTTTAGCTAAATTTAAAAAATTTTCCTGAATTTGAGAATCAATATAAAATGAAGAAACATCACCAACATATGAAGCCATTTCAATAAACATACTCCCAGGAGATGCGTCTGAAAAGTCATTATATGTGTTTGGAAAGTATGTTTTTGCAAATTCTTGAAGAGATGCTTTAAAATCACCAAATGATTTATTTACATATTTAATACTTTTATCTTCGTTTATCATTGTAATGTTGAAAAGTCAATTATTATATTATCTGTTGTTCCTGAGAGTTTTAATTGGTAAATAACATTAACATATATTGTATTTTTATCAGTATCTGGTGTTATTTCTATATTAGTTATAGTAATTTCAGGAATATAAGTTGACACACTAGTTACTATTTGATTTTCTATTTTTAATAATGTTTCATTATTTATAGGTTCAAATAATAATCTAGGTAAATCAGCACCAAATTGAGGATTTAATACTCTTTCTCCTTTGTACGTTAATAAAAGATTAATTAAATTAGATTTAATTTGATCTTTAGTTGAAAATGTACTCTTAAAAACTCCTCCCCCATTAAAAGGAATAGATACCCCTATAGCTTTATTTTTATCTAAATCCCTAGGATCTATTCTTACTACTTGAGGTATCGGCATGATTATTCGTTATATTGTCTCATCGCAGCTAAATCTTGGGAAGTCATAGTAGAAGCTGTTTCAGCTATAATATCTAAATATGGATTTCCGGTTGATTGAACTTTTGATTTTATATTAGGTTGAGATGGAGGGGTTAAACCCATACTAGCTGCTAAATTTTGTCTATATGCTACCATATCAACATCTTGAGTTGTAAAACTCATTGTTCTATTTTCTTGTATTTGAGTAGGATTAACTTGTGATAGTTCTTCTCTTAGAACTTCACGAACAGCTTCTTTAATAAGTTTTTTAAATACGTCTACTTTCATGATTATAAATATTAAGCTACGAGACCCTTTTGGTCTATTTGTAATTTTAATTCTTCAACTAACACATCAGGTTCTAAAGTAAATGAAGATGAACTTTGCAATACATCATTTCCATCTTTATTAGCTGCGGTTGCATATCTACGTTTATTACCTTTAACAACAAAATTAGGATTACTTTCTTCTTTTATAAAAAATTTAAATCCTTTATAATCATATCCACTTAAATAACCTAACCCTTGAGAAGAAGATAATAATAAATCATTTAAATCATTGATTGATAGATTATTTAAATTTTGTTCTAATATATTACCTATTTGATTTAATCTACTTTCTTGATATTCTAAATCATCTATTAATTTAGAAACAACACTGCTTAAAACCGAAACTATAGATAATGATGAATCTATAATATCTTGTAATTTTCTAGTTTTATCACTTATTGTTGTAATTGTACCTAAAGGAACACCAACTCCCGGAGGAACTGCTGAAGGGATAGGATTTAATTTAAAGAAGGTAACAATAGGAGTAATTAAAGGAGCTAATATATTTAAAATATCTATTACTTGTTGGATTGTAGTAAGACGTTTTCTATTAGCTGCTATTACTATTAAAGCATTATTCCTAAATAATTTTGCTTTTTCAATATCTTGTTTTGTAGTAGCGTTTTCAATTATAGTAATAGTATCATCAACTAAAGTTTCTATTTTTTTATTACCAATAGCTATATTTGATATAATTACATTAGCAAATGAGCATATAAATCCTATTATTTCTGTTGGTTTAGGTCTATTTGCTTTATCTTTATTAGAAGTCTTTTCAGCTTGACGTTGTTTTAATTTTCGTTGAGATGCTTCTCTATAAGTTTTAGCTAATAATTCATTATATGATGATTTTAATTGATCTCTATCTTCTTTTAAAATTTCAAGTCTATCATTATATATTTTATCTCTAGCATCATATATTTTATTTACTTCTTTTAATATACCTTTTAATTGTTCATTATCAATTTCTTCTTTTTCAAATCTTTTATTATAAAATTTTATAGCTTGATCACGATCGATTTCAAGACCCTTTAATAAAAGTCTAGTTGCTACTTCTTCTTTTATAATAGCTTCTCCCCTTTCATATCCTGATTGGGTAGCTATTACTATTTGATTAGCATTATTTATAGTTTTACCAACACGCTCTAATCCACTTTGAATTAAACCTCCAACTTTTTTAACTGGTTTTAATATTTTTGATAGAATGGTCATTATATTGTATATACTTTTTTAGATTTAATGCCTTCTAATTGTTTAATTATAGCATCCATAGAACCTTCTAATGAACTAGCAGGAGACGAAATTGATAATAATGGGCGTGATGAATTATCAATAGCATTATTTAATGCTGAGGAAAATGTTTTTAGATTAGTTAATAAATCGTTAAGTAAAGTTATAGTTTTATCACCTAATAATATAGGTTCTGTTGGAAGTTTTCCATTATTACTATTTAATCCTAAAAATATATATTGACCACCATTTATTAATACATTTTGGGCTGCAGATATAAAAGTAGTATTTTTTGATGATATACTTGTATTTGTTTTAGAATATAATAATATTTCGTCTTTATTTGAATTAATTAATATACGATTTGCATTTAATATAACTTGAGAATCATAATATTTTTCAGGAGATTGCGAAGTAAATAATGGATTAGTTATATTATTATTTATTTGAATAGGAATTGCTTGAGTTGAAGTTAAATATAGTGATGATTTATCATTATTTATATCTTCAATATATGGTTTTCCTCTTAAATCCGAAGTAAAATTATATCCATTAACTAATAATGTTATAGGATCACCATTTTTACCCGTTATACTCCAAAAATTTTCAAGATTATTTTCATTTAATGTGCTACTAAATCGTATACCATGCCCCCACCTTCCATTAATGATATTATCACCTTCAAATGGAAATAAATTACCTACTGTTGAACTTTCGGTAACACTTTTACTTAAATTAGCACTACCATCTTCTTTTATATTATATATTGCTTGAGAATTATGATTAGTATTATTATATAAATTAATAGGACTTAAATAATATAATTGTTTTTTATTTTGTATGTCTGAAGAATCAGATGATGGTAAATCAAATAATAAAATTATCTCCTCAATAAATGGTATAAAACTATGATTAGGTATTAATGGTTTAGCAAAATTATATGACTTTAAAATATCATTATTAATTTCTGTTGGTGGAGAGGTTTTTGGATCAATATAATAAGTATTTCCTATACTACTCCAATCAGTAAATCCAGCAGACTTATCATCAATTACTACATGAAATACTCTTCCAGTAGTAGAAGATTGAGATAAATTTCCACCAGTTGATCCTAATGTATTATAAAACGAACCTTGATTATTCCTTACTATCATTTATTGGGAGGGGTTTATCTATCTCAGTACCAATTTTTTGAACTTCACCTCGTATTTGATCTAACTCAGCTTCACTTAAAAAGTCATCAGTACCATTTCCACTATTATTCATAGCGCGTTGTACAATACCTGCCATTTTAATTAGTGAATCATCATTTTTAACAGATACGTCAAGATATTCTTTAATTAATGGAACAACCATTAAAGCAGATTGAGTATCGGTCACAAGTGGTTTTAATCCCGAAATTAAGTCTTTTATTTGTTTTTCTTTTTCTCGAGAATTATCGTATATATTTTTTAATAAATCGGAAAAAGATTTTTGACCGAATATTTTTTGTTCAAAATCCATAATATTTATTTTATTATAAATATATTTTTTTAGATTTTTACAAATCCTGTTTCGTAATATTCGTTATATAAATTATAATATACCTTTTTTAATACTTTTATTACTTTAGTTATTTGAAAAGTATCAACATCTATCATTTCGCGAATGTAAATATAAATGGCTTTTTTATTAAATATTTCTAAATTTTCACGTTTACGAAATAATTCTAAAATAACATCTGCTGTTTTTTGATCTTGAATTCTTGGAAAATATTTTTCAAGATAATTATCCATATAACGAACAAAATAAGAAATAAAATCATTTAAATCAGCATCATTATTTGATTCACGAACCAAATCTTCAACTATAATTTTATCCTCATCTACTTCTTCTAAAGTACCTTTACCTTTAATTTTTTTATAATTTTTTTCATTATATATAATTAAATAACGTTTAGCAATAGTACCAAAATAAGAATACGCTTTACCTTTAGATTGATCATATAGGTGAAGTTTTTCTAAAAGAAATGCTACTACTTCATGTTTTAACTCATTAATAGTATCAACATCAGTATAATAAAACTTAAATGTATGAATGATATTTTCTGCTAATTTATGAAAAGCATAATCAATACGTTGATCAAATATATGATTACGATTATCTTGATCTTTAGAGGCTAAATATTCTATAATTGCTTCTTCAGTATCTGAAGTAAAATACAGAATTGATTTTTTAGGTTTACGTTTACGTATTGTTCCTTTTTTAGTTAAAAGTACCTCTTCTTCTGGAGGGGATATTAAATCCATATTAATTGTTTCGAGTTTTAAAAGAATTCAATTGAGTTTGAATTTCTTGTAATGTCTCAAAGAAAAAACCAATATCATCATCTGATTTAAATGCTTGTGCTACCTCAGACTCCCCTATTTTTTTATTTGATAATTCTATAAGTTCAGAAATATTAGTAATATATTGATTTTGTTGATCAACAATTTTTTCTAATCGTTCTGTTTTTGAAAATAAATTATAGCATGCATATGATACGGCTACAATTAATGTAATTAAAGTATATAATATAATTTCCATATTAATCAAAAAA